GTTTTTATGTCTGATTTTCAGTATATTTGTATATGGCATTCTCTCCAGAAATAAGATTCTGTGTCAAGTATCTTCTTGAACACGGAATTTCTGTCGCCGACTTCGAAGAGGTCGTGTCTTCTCTGACTGGGGATGAGAACAGATATGAGATTGTTCCCATCTATGAACAGGAGCAGGATTTCTTCGATGAATTGGCGGGTAAACTACGGGAATTATGGCCACCGGGAGAGAAAAATGGGAAATATCCTTGGCGTGATTCTGTTGCGAATCTTTCTCGAAGGCTTAAGTCTTTGTGGGATATAAGACAGTTGAAAAATTATTCAATTGAAGACTGTCTTGCTGTTGCACGTCGTTATCTGGCTCAATTTGAAAACGATGTCAGGTTTATGATGGTGTTGAAATACTTTATTATGAAGCAGAAATCTATTGTAGAGAAAAACGGTAGGGAAAGGATTATTACTGATTCTCGCTTTGCCGATATGCTTGAAAGTGCTTCTGACTTTGAGAAGATGGATGATGAGTGGAGTGCTATTCTTAATGAAACACAAGACATAGGAGATATCATATGATTGAAGGTCATAATTCCATCAAGATTGATTATGGGGAAGATCCGGATGACGATATCGCAATAGGTTGCGGCGAGAACCGTGACCTGTCTATGCTTGATGTCATAGCCGATTTGAGGGAAAGGAAGAAGACGGTAGAAAGCGGCGGTATCAATTGCATTCCGCTTCCGTTCAAGAGATTTCGCACGGAGATACCAGGTATAGAACAGGAACAATACATTGTCGTAACTGCCCCAACCAAGGGGGGAAAGTCCCAATTCGCAAGTTTCGTGTACCTGTATCACGCCATTGACTATGCATTTGCTCATCCTGATCGGTGTTCAGTCCATGTGATTTACTTTGCATTGGAAGAAAGTCAGATGCGTATCAAACACAGGTATATCTCTCATCTGTTGTATCAGCTTGACCATATCCGTATCTCTCCTACTGACCTTCGTTCTACCGATTCTGATTTCCCGTTGTCTGATGGAATCCTGAATCTCCTTGAAACGCCGAGATATAAGGAACGGCTTGCTTTTTTTGACAGGTGCGTACAGTTCGAGACGGAAGACACCAATCCTACCGGTATTCTTCGTGTTTGTGAAGAGTACGCCAAATCCGTTGGAGAATATAAGTCCATCAAGAAGAAGTCAAGAGGCAATTCCCAACAGGAAGTGGAGGTCTTTCAGTCGTACACCCCGTATGACAAGAAGCATTACAAGATTGTGTTTATAGATCATATCGGCTTGGTTGATCTGGAGCGTGGAATGACGCTGAAGCAGTCTATGGATAAGCTGTCGGAGTACTGCGTAAAGTATCTTCGCAATCGGTATAAGTTCACTATTGTCGCCATTCAGCAGCAGGCTATGGAAAGCGAAGGGCTTGAAGCAATCAAGCAGAAACGTATGATGCCGGCGGTGGCTACTCTGGGTGATACTAAATACACCGCAAGAGATGCCAATCTTGTTATCGGTTTGTTCGATCCGTCATTCTTCGGTCTTCCTACATTCGGCTCTGGCAATAACAAGTATATCATTCAAGACACGAATAATACTGGTCTATTCAATTATTGCCGGTTTGCACAGCTTATTCGTGGTCGCGATGGAGAACAAGGAGGTATATGTCCGTTGTTCTTTGATGGAGCCGTATGTCATTTCGAGGAACTTCCTCTTGCATCAGACCCGACTATCAACCAGTATTATGCGAAGGCAAAACAATTGAAAGCGGCGAAACGACAGAAAAAGCAGCAACAGAATGTTACCAATCTCACTTTAATATCTCTTTTTAAGTTCAAGCCAAAATGGAAGAAAATAAAGTTCTTTTCTCTGTAATTAAGGGTAATGATTCTTGTTCAGTGAAGATGCATACTGAGAATACAGAAGATGTGTTTACCGTTGCTCTTGGGATACGCCAGGCAATAGTCGAATGCCCGAATCTCCTTTCTATGATTCTCAGTATTATGGTGCTCGAAAAAGACGAGGAATTTAAGCAGAAACTGAAAGACAGTACCATCGATATGCCGGATTTCGACGAAATACTCAAAAACATCAAGTAAATATGGGAAGAGGAAGAGATTACTCCGAAGAAACAATCAAGGAAATGCTCGAATATCGGGCAGCAGGTTTCAGTTACAAGGAAATCGGTGAAATCGTAGGGCGCACCGCACACGCCGTGGAGATTTGGTTTGGTCGCCACGCCACTCCGGATCAGAGAAGTCAAGGCGTAAAGAAAGAAAAGCCCGTAACCACAGTAACACCAATCAGTAAACCAATGGTAGAAGCGGCACCTGTTCTGGTCAAGGAAAAGACGCTTAAGGATTTTCAGGAAAGGGATATGATCAAGTATCTCTATGACCGTGGCTATCGTATCGAAGACAACACTCTTGTCTGTCTTGTGAAGCAGAAGGTTAAACTACAAGATATTATCAATGGCTAAGGAAATCATTTTGCCTACTGAAAGACAGAAGGCACAGAATTACAATCCGAGACTGCTCGTGCTTTTCGGTTTTCCTAAATCGGGCAAATCGTCCAGCGTAGCATCCCTGGATGACAATCTCATCATTGACTTGGAGGACGGTTATCGTGCTCTTGACGTGATGAAGGTTAATGTGAGCGACATCTATGACATCTTTGCAACCAAGGCTGCGTTGGACAAAAAGATGAAGGAAATCGGGAAGCTCCCGTATCGCTTCATTACTATCGACAATGCTACCCGTCTGGAAGAGATGTGCATCCTGTATGCCAATGCCCTGTATCGTAATACGCAGATGGGACAGAAGTGGGGCTATCTTCGTGACAAGAACAATAATCCTGTTATGAAGGATGGCAAGCCCGTGACTGATCCGAAGGCGGATGTTCGTCTGCTTCCGAATGGTGCGGGTTATCTGTATCTCCGTCGTGCTTTGAAAGAAGTCATTCATATGTTCCAGCCGTATTGTGAAACCCTTATTCTTGTCTGCCACGTCAAGGACAAGCAGATTCAGATGAACGGTGCGGAATCCACGGAACTTGTGGTTGACCTTGCCGGCAAGCTCGGCGATATTATCTGTGGCGAAGCGGATGCTGTCGGGTTCATCTATCGTGAGGGTAACAAGACCATCGTTTCCTTTGAAGGCGGTGCTGGTCATATCCGTGAAGCTCGCCCTATGCACCTTCGTGGCAAGTCGTTTGTCATCGGTGAATCTGATGAGCACAACAACCTGAAGATGGATATGTCTAAAATCTTTATCAATGACTAGAGATGAACTTCAGGATGCTGCCGTAGGAAGACTTGAAAGGTCCAAACGGCTGATTTGCCAATGGGCAACCGGTACTGGAAAGAGCAATATTGTGTTGAAGTTCCTGCGTAAGCATCCTGACTTCAACTGTCTCATTCTTGTACCTGAACAGAACAACATTCAGAACTGGTATGATGAATTCATCAAGTTTAATGTTCTATATGATAAAGTCCAGGTAGTCTGTTATGCTTCATTTCACAAGTATAAGGACACCAAATGGGACCTGCTTGTCTTTGATGAGATGCCTCATGTGGATACGGAGAAACGCCTTGCTATCTGCAAGGCTGTATCCGGCGAGTATGTTCTCGCGCTTGGCGCCGTGATTACTTGGGAAGAACGGAAATCCATCGAGGATGTGTATGGTAAATATGATTTGAGCTGGCTAAGTATGTCCAAAGCAATTGAAATGGGCATATTACCGTCACCGACGGTCATTATTTATCATATGAAAGTCCCAACCGTATATGAACAGAAGTATAATGCTTTGCAAAGGAAAGTCGAGAAGGCAAAGGAAGCATATGACAGAAATCCCGCAAAGTACAATCATACAGCTATGCTTCGTGCCGGTTGTGAGCGAAAACGATTTCTTGGCTCCATCAAAGGATATGCAATCAAGGATTTGTGCAATCAACTTGAATCAAAAGGCAAAAGATTTCTTTGCTTCTGTTCGTCCATCAAGCAGGCAGAGCGGATAGGTGGCGACCATGCATTCACATCGAAAACTCCTACATCAATGAAACTTCTTGATAAGTTCAACAATCACGAAATCGATTCGCTTTATGTAGTTGGAAAACTTATTGAGGGGCAGAACTTGAAGGATATTGATTGCGGGGTTATCGGTCAGCTTGGAGGAACGCATCGAATCACTGTCCAAAGCGTTGGAAGGATTATGCGCTCTAATAAACCGATTATTTATGCACCTATATTTGACGGTACTAAAGATGAGGACTTTCTATCCACGCTAATTGACAATGTACCAAGGAATTGTATCAAACATTACAAATTTTAATTAACTGACTTAAATATTATAACCAATGTTATCTGAACTTACCAAGAAAGGAATTCTTGCCATCAAAGGACTTTTGGATGAGTGCAAGGCAGGAATCGAGCAGACCAACAAGGAGCTCGAAGTCATTGACGAGAAGTATCGCAAGATGATTGCTGAGGAAAAGAAAACCCTCAAAGGCAACCTTGCGGAGTATAAGGCGCAGATGAAGCAGTATGAGAAGATGTTCGGTACTTTCGATGCTACGGCTGTCAAGGAAGTGCTGGGTGATTTTGAATCTACTGCTACCGAAGAGCCTGATGAAACCGTAGAATCCACTCCTACTGCGGAAGAGGAAGAAACTGTTTTCGATACCGTTTATCCGGAGAATAACGCAAAGGAAGAGGAAGAGGAGAAGGAA